ATTTTAACAACTTCCGCAACAGTATATATGTTTTTCATATACCTATTATATGACACGAAAAGCCCCTTATATACATATTTTTACATAAACAATATGCATCCCCTGTATTGACTTATCGTGCCATATTATTTGTATATTATTATTCTTTAATAGTTCCAATAACGTCAATAGACCCACCAACTTCAATATAGTCTTTAGATTTTATAAATAAATTACCTTTGACTATTAAATTTTTGTTTAACTTGTTGAAATTAAGCGAACAATAAGCTTCTAAGTTTCCATCTACAATGTATTTACCATTATTTTCAAATTGTTTTAAATCCTCAATTGAGTTTATTACGTAAGTTTTCATATTATTGTTTAACATTTAATAACTCTGGATTTTCGTATTTATTCCCGACTTTTACTAAATAAGTTGCGTAACAACAGGAAGTGCCAGAACTTGCTGAATACGTCTCTCTACCTCCCAATTTGAAAGCTGCTTTTTGCTTATCCCAAAATACTGTAAGTAGATCACCCTCCTCTTCTTTTAAAATATCTCCCTCATAGATTTCAACTCCGTTTTTATCTTTTAGTCCTATGTATTGCATTAACTCTATTCGGTCGATATTATCTGTAAAATTTTCTGCAAAATCTGATAAGATAATAGCTTTTTGCTCGTCATAATAAGAACAATGCATTTCAACAATGGTTTTTGTTCTATTTTCGTGATTAAATATTTTAAGGGATTGAATACTGTATACTTCTCGCATTACTTTATTTTTTTTATCCCAAGCTCTGAATTTAAGTTCTCTCATATTATTGTTTAACATTTAATAGCTCTGGATTTTCGTATATGTTTCCTATTACTTCACACTCAGAATTATGCCAATATAAATTATCGTGTGCCTCAGTTTGCAAATATTTCATTCCTTTTTGAGAAACCCAAAAACAACCTTTTTCTTCTATTACTTTGCAAGGTTCTTTTCCTGTAGCAAAAGCACATTTAACAATATCACCTTCAAAAATCTCTTTTCCATTCTTATCTTTTAGTCCTGTGTATTGCATTAACTCTATTCGGTCGATATTATCTGTAAAATCTGATAAGATAATAGCTCTTTGCCTTTCATAAGCACCACAATGCATTTCAACAAGGGTTTTTGTTCTATTTCCGTGATTAGATATTTTAGGGAATTGAATACCGTATACTATTCGCATTACTGTATCTTTTTTATCCCAAGCTCTGAATTCAAATTCTCTCATATTATTGTTTTTTAAATAAATAAGTTATAAGCGAATAGATAAGTGCTAAAACAGCTATAACAACTAAACCCATTCCGATAACAAAGTCGAGAGAAAGCTGTGCCTGATGTTTCATAGGTGCATTAGAACTGATAATATTTTCGCATGCATACACTGTACTGCTATCACTGTATAAGATACCGCCATCTGTTTGGCATGCAATAGGATAAATAACACTATCAAAGCCATCATCTTTAAACTCTACAGGTGTTTGTGATTGGTTTTTATTTACTGGATATTCAGATTTTTTTCTGGGATACAAAACTGTGCCATTATTCATAATAATAAAATTATTCTGTGTTGGCGTTGGTACTGGTACTGGTTGAGGTATTTTCATATATTTTTAATTTAATTTTAATCTTTTATAACTTCATAATGTATTACTTTTAAAGTTATAAAGGGTATCCAAAATTTTCTTATATAATCAATCCAAGTAGGCTTTTTATTAACTTTAATAGTAAAGTATAAGTTTTTTTCAGCTTCATGTTTTAACACTTGAGTTGAAACTACTGTATAAAAAATTGCCTTTGATGTTGGTAATGTTTTTTTTGTTTTCATATGTTTTTATACAACTTTTATTATTCCTTTTTTAATTTTTAACTCAAGCTCTTGTAACATCTCCATTGCTTCTTTGTAGCGTTTATTAAAGTCTTCTCTCTCTTTCTTTTTTTGCAGATATTCGTCTACAAAGTTAGGTTTTTGTTTTTTTATGTTTGTGTTATCCATATATTTTATTTTATAAATTTTTTTAAAATGTTTTCTGCTGCTTTGTATGCTTTGTCAGATCCGTGCATGGAACCTTTTAGGTATCCTATGGTAAAAGCTTCTTCCGGCGTTAGCTTTTGCAGAATAGGGAATATTTCCTCTTTCTCTTTTTCTGAGAGGGTTATGTAATCGGGCAGTTTAATATTGTGCATAAATATTAAGATAAATTTATAAATACTTTCAAAGATATACTCAGCTTACTGTATTGCAAACTGAGCATAGTTTTTAAAGTACTTAAGAAATAGTATACTATTACTTTATACGTTTGTCAAGTAGTTTTTTTTTAACTTGTAAACCATTAGTCTTTTTGAGCCTGATATTAAGATATTTATAATTATCAGGATTTCTTTTTATATCTGCTATTTTGGCTTTTATATTATCAAGTTCCTCTTGGCTATAATATCTTTGATTAGATAACCTTCTAGGCTTAGGTAATAAGCCTATCTTCTCCCATCTTAAAAGAGTTACATAGGTTATGCCGATACTGTCAATTATCTCCTGCCGTCTATACATTTTTATTTATTTAATAAATAATATATCAAAGCGCCTAGTAAAACACCAGTCATAACAACTTCAAAATTAAGAAATAGAAATTTGCGTTTTATAGCTTTATATCTTCGCAATATTTTATTCAGGTTTGTTTTTTTCATAGATTTATTTTTTTAATTTTTATTATTCCAACATATAGCGGAGCAATAAGGCTTATTGTATTTTTGACTCCATTTATTAGGAGCGCCACATTTAGCGCACACTCCGTGATCGTCTTTGTTTTCTACCGCACTTTCTGCTTTTACAATCTCATCAGCTGTTGCCACTCCTTCAACTAAGCCAAAGCCGGCAAACCCTAAAGCTCTGCCAACAGCCGAAGTCTCAGCAACCTCGTATGGACTTATCTTTTCAATGGCTTTACTGAAGTTAGCGTATGATATACCAGTGAATACACCTTTTGATGTTGTAACGGTTGCTTTAACAACTATAGCATTAGCAACTGGTAGAAGCTCCGTTAATATAGACAGCTTTTCTTCCTTTTCATGAGCAAGCTCTATACGACCGGCAACGGTCATATATTCTTTGCCATGAAGTATGACTATGTTTTTATTCTTCATAGTCGTATGGCGACACGTCTATTATGTCGTAAATATTAACTATCTCATTGCAGTCTAAACAGACTATGCAATTTGATTTTATTTCCTCAACACATTTGTGAGGGCAGTTGTTGATTATGTGCATATTAAATAATCAATTTATAATAATAAATAGTATACTATTACTTTATATGTTTGTCAAGTAGTATTTTAATTTAGCCTAAAAGTAATTTCAATTCTTTTATAATTTTATCTCTGTTGGCTCTTACATTTTCTGCGGTTCTTTCTTTATTTAATGTGCAGGTAACAAGAAAAGATTTATTAAAAACTGTACCGTCTGAAAGTCTTATGTAGTTGCCTTGACTGTTAAGTATGTTTTCAAGCTCTATGCCATCAACTATAAACTCTTGCTTGTTGCTCATAAAGATTGTGTATATTTTGTATTTGTCAGGGACTTCATTTAGTGTCATACTTGCGTAACTTTAAACTTATTAACGGCTTGCCTTTCTTTATTTATTATAGCTATTGCATCTTTTTTAACCCAATTAGATAGCGCGGCTTTGTAATTTTTATAACGTTTACCCTTAGCCTCTAACCAGTTTTGCATATCATCAAGTTTACTCATAACAAAAGGTAACGGTACGTTGTATTTTTTAGAGATGTCAATTAAGTCTTCTTCTTTCAAATTTTTTATAGAAGCTCCTTTCTTTTGTAAAGTGTCTTTTGTATAAGTGTCTTTTGTATATTGTATTTTGTGTACCCCCCGTTTGGTAAAGGAGTTACCCCGTTTGGTAACAGCGTTACCCCGTTTGGTAAATGAGTTACCCCGTTTGGTAACAATATCATGTCTTCTTACCCCGTTTGGTAAATCTGTCCAGAGCGTCCAATCCTTCTGAAGTGATATTAAGTTACCCCGTTTGGTAACAATTTGCATCATAAGAAGCTCTGATATTGATCTTGATACATGTGCCGGTCTTAAACCAGTCATTAAAACAAACTGGCTATTTGATATCCAATCTTCTTTTTTATTGAAGCCATAAGTCTTTCTAATAATGCAAAAGACTATACGTGTTTGATAAGCTGAGAGTTTTATACGACACAGCTTTTCAAGTATTTCATTTGATATTCTAGTGAAACCATCTTCAGTCTGTGGATTTGCCATATTATTTTATGAACTTTTAATGAGTTTAAATAGTAACTCAAAGTCAATAAGTTTTGCGCCTTTTATAAACCTTTTCTCTTCATCCTCGCTACTGCATAATGTTTTAAAATGCTCCCAGAAGATACGTTTCAAATCCTGAGAGTTTAGAGCCGATTTATATAACTTTTCTTTACTAGTCTGCTTCATGTTGTAAAGCACAATCATATTTAATCGATTAACGTATACATCTTGCATATTTTTTTAATAATTTATAACAAAAAAAAGCCGCCTACCCAGCCAATAACCTTTGACAGTTATTAGCTATGTAAACGGCTTATGCTATTATTATAGCAATAAAAGCATTAGTTTTGACTGGGTTACCATTTGCGGCTTCTTTCTCGTTTTTGCCACTGTGGTAGAGTTTCAGATTACATAATAAAAATATGATTGTCAAGCATGTATTTATGTATCAGATACACATAATATATTGACAATTGAGTCTTTACATATAATATAATTAAATTATGGATAGCATAAAGTTTCAAACAGAGGTGAGAAAGGTAGTAAGTATAAGTGAAATAAAGTTAAATGATAAAAATCCTCGCTTCATAAAGGATGAAAAGTTTTTAAATTTAGTATCAAGCATAAAAAAATTCCCAGAAATGATTAACGTGCGTGAGATTGTTGTAAATCAAGACATGGTAATACTCGGTGGAAATATGAGATATAGAGCTTTAAAAGAAGCAGGAGTAACCGAAGTACCCGTAAAAATAGTTGATTGGAGTGAGGATAAGCAAAAAGAGTTTATTATAAAAGATAATGTAGAAGCGGGAGAATGGGATTGGGATATATTGGCTAATGAATGGGATAAAGAAGAACTTATCGATTGGGGCTTAGAATTGCCGGATTGGGAGACAAAAGAATTAGAAGCTGAAGAGGATAATTACCAAGTGCCAGATGAGATTGAAACCGATATTGTATTAGGTGACTTGTTTGAGATAGGCGAACACCGTTTACTTTGTGGAGATAGTACAGATAGCGACCAAGTGGCAAAGCTAATGAACGGACAAAAGGCTGATATGGTATTTACTGACCCTCCTTATGGTATGAAATTAAATGCTGATTATAGTGGTGCTAAAAGTAGTTTATCATTTTTTGGTGAAAAAGGAGTTAAGGGAGGTAAAAAATATGATAATGTTATAGGCGACCATGACGACTTTACACCTGAATTAATTAATACAATATTTGCTTGTTTTAATGATTGCAAAGAAATATTTATATGGGGTGCAGATTACTTCGCAGAATTGCTTCCTAATAAAAATGATGGTAGTTGGGTAGTGTGGGACAAAAGGGCAAATGGAAATGATGATTTAGAAGCAGACAATAGTTCAGATAAAATGTACGGAAGCACATTTGAATTGTGTTGGTCTAAAAATAAACATAAAAGAGATATTGCAAGAGTAAAATGGGCAGGTATATTTGGAACTGAAAAAGAATTTGACCATAAAAGACATCATCCTACACAAAAGCCATCACTATTACCACAATGGTTTTTTAATAAATGGGGGAAAGAAAATGATTTAATAGCAGATATATTTTTAGGTTCAGGAAGTACAATGGTAGCATCACACCAACTTAAACGTAAATGCTACGGAATGGAACTAGACCCGAAATACTGCCAAGTAATAATAGACCGAATGAAAAAGTTAGACCCGAATTTGGTTATTAAAAAAAACGGAGAAACAGTGAAATAACACAGAATATGGCAAATAAACTAAATAACTTAAAACCATTTGAAAAAGGAAAAAGCGGTAACCCAAATGGAAGACCTAAAAAAACCTATACTCAACACATAGCAGATATAAAAGCCAAAGGATATGCTTTGCCTACTACAGAGGAATATAAGGATATGATGCTGATTTTATTATCAATGACAGAAGAGGACTTAAAACAATTTGCAACAGAGAAAGAAAGACCATATTGGATAAGGTTGTTAATTATAGATTTGAATAATAAGCAGAGCAGACAAAAATTGATGAGTGATCATAGAGATTGGTTATTTGGTAAAGCAGAACAAAAAACAGATATTACAACTAAGGGTAATAGTATTAACCCACTTTTAGTTGAATTTATAAAACCAGATGGAGAAAGTAAAGATACAAATACCAGTTGAATTTAAAAGACTTTTTGATCGTGATTGGCGAGAGGCTGCTGTATGGGGTGGGAGATTTTCTCTTAAAAGCCACACTGTTGCGCGCTTACTTCTAATTCGTGCAAGACTTGAAAAGACAAGAATAGCCTGCTTCAGAGAGTTTCAAAACTCAATAGCCGACTCATCATTACAGCTTTTAGCTGATCTTATAAAGCAATACGAGCTATCAGATTTTGTAGTAACTGATAATGCAATAATAAACAAAGTAACGGGTTCTGATTTTATATTCAAAGGATTACACCGTAACGAGCAATCAATAAAATCAATAGAAGGCGTAGATATAGCATGGTGCGAGGAAAGCCAGACTCTAAGCCAGAACTCTCTTGAGATATTAACCCCAACCATAAGAAAACACGGCTCACAAATCATATACACTTATAACCGTCTATTTGAAGATGACCCCGTGCATGTGAGGCTTATTGTTGAAGGAAGACCAAACACACTCCTTATAAACGTAAATTATGACACAGCTTTAAAATATAACTTTATGCCAGAGTCGGTCCGTCTTGAGATGGAAGATGACAAAGCAAAAAGACCCCAGCTATATAAGCATAAATGGTTAGGCGAGCCAAACACTCTAGAAGCCCGAATTTTTAAGGATTGGGCTATTGTTGACTACGTACCGCATGAAGCACGCCTTGAACGCTACGGGCTTGATTTTGGCTATTCTAATGACCCTACAGCGTTTATTGCGGTCTACTACTACAACGGAGGATACATAATTGATGAAATCTTATACAGAAAGGGCATGTTAAACAAGATGATTGCCGATGTCATAATGGCGCAACCCAAGCAGGTATTAGTCAAGGCAGATAGCGCAGAGCCTAAAAGCATAGCAGAGATTGCATCATACGGTGTTATTATTGCTGGTTCTAAAAAAGGCAAAGACTCTGTAGACTTTGGTATCCAGTGGCTACAAGATCAAAGGCTATCTGTAACAAAGCGGTCCCTTAACGTAATAAAAGAATACAAAACCTACATGTTTGATCAAGATAATGATGGGCGATATATAAATAAGCCAGTTCCCGGAAATGATCACGCAATGGACGCACTGCGCTATGCCTTTGATGATCTTATTTTTAAAGAAAAAGATAGAAAAGTACCACGCTACGGCACAGGTGATTATATTTTTCAAAGATTGCAAGAAGAAAGCGAGCTGGGAGGTGAAAGCTATTATTAACTTCACAATTAACTCCGGTACTGTCGAGGAGCATGCTAAAACTGTTTTTCAGAAACATTTTGATTTTGATGTGTCAAAAAGATTAAGAATTATAAGAGAAAGCATAAAGTACAGAGTCAAAGAAGATGAAATGTTAACAAAAGAAGTAAAAGAAAGAAGGGAAAGCTATGAGGTGTACTTTGACAATGTGTTTGTGTGTTTCTTTAGCGAAAAAGAGAACCCGCCAATAGTTGAGATGCGATTTTTAAAAGAGATTATAAAACTTAAAAAAGAAAAAAAAGTATTTTGGAACCCGCATATGTATGCTGTTGTTGAGGCAGAAGAGGAGGCAAAAATTAAAAAAGAAAAAGAGGAAAGAAAAGACAGATTTAGAGTAAGGATGAAAAAGGCAACATCAGGCTCTGAAAAAATTGTCCACACCTCTATTCAAAAAGCATTAAAACATGGATAACGATGAAACAGATGTGTTTTTAAACAATCCTTATATATTAGATTTACTTGTAATAAGGATGTTAAAAACAATCAAAAACCCAGTTGAAAAGTTTATTTTTTGTTATGTGTTTTTACTTGGCAACAAGCAAAAAGACGCAGCTGAGATACTTTCTATAAATGAAAGCAATGTCAGCCGCCACATAAAAAGGATAAAAATTACGTTAAAAGGTTTTAAAAAAGGGTATAATCTGTAAAGATTAACGCCTTTTTTTGTAACAATTAAAATATGAAACTACTAGACGTATTAAACAACAGATATTCAATTGCTAAAAAAGCAACCGACAAACATATACAAGAAGTTAAAAAATGTGTTGAAGACTACAATTGCGAAAAAGAGTATGCTTCAGACAAAGATAACACTGTGTATAACAAGCATTTAGCTGTAAAAAGATACGAGTTTCCAATACCCTACATCTATTCAACACATGAGTCAATGATGGCATCTCTTTTTGATAAGGCTCCAGAGCTTATAATAAGCGGAAAAGGAGCGCAAGACGAGGAGAAGGCAGAGCTTATGCGCTCTATATACAAGTATTTATGGGATAAACTTGATCTTGAAGATTACCTGCATACTGCCGCTTGGTGGTTTCTACTTACAGGATTTGTATCTGCTTATCAATCCTATAGCATTGAAACAAAAGGAAGCGAGGAGGTTTACGACTCAGAAGGTCAACCGATGATGGATGATATGGGTGAGCCTTTAATGCAAAACACTTTTAAATATCATGATCCAGTTGCATATATCGACGATCCGATGCGCACATTTTATGCTCCAGACTCTGAGTTTGATGTAAAAGGAGCAAATCGCATACCATATTTTGTAAGAGAGAAGCTGATGGAAAAGCCACAAGTGGCAAGACAATATGAAATATCAGAAGATGAGATACAAGCCTCTGAGGAGCTTAAAATATCAGGATATAAAGCAAATACTCCAGAAGGCAAAGATGATATAAAGAGAGTGCGTGTCATGTATTACTGTGGACAACTACCAAAAGATGTAGCAGAAGAAGTTGACGATTACAGTGAGGAGGCAATCTATTATGTTGTTCACACAACAGATAAAATCTTATCAATAAATGTTGATAACAAGTATACAACTCTTGCCAAATGGTTTGGCTCTCCTAATGATTTTTTCGGCTTTGGTATTGGCAAGACTTTAAGATCGGTACAAAAGGAGATGAGTATAAGACGAGGGCAACAGGTAAGATATGCTGATTTATACGCTTTCCCTTGGTTAACAATTGAAGCAGGTACACAGCTTGATCCAAACGCCCTACAAGACGTTCAAAAGAGAAAGCCATTAGTATATACAGGCACACCTCCTCAGTTTATAGTCCCGCCAACTATGCCGGCAACAATTGTAAATGCTGATCAAATAGCAAGATCAGATGCACAATTTATATCGGGTACACTTGATTTGTCAAAAGGCGCACAAGAAACAAATACAGTTAAAACTGCAACTGGTCAACAGCTTTTTGCACAATCTGCCGATAAGCGCATAAATAAAGCAAGAAAAGCATTGGGAAAGTTTTTTAAGTATTCAGTAATAAACCTATTCAAGCTATGTGCTGACAACTGGGAAGAAGGAAAGATAATAACAATAACAGACGAGGAAGGGATGACAAATGACATACCAGTTGATCTTGAGATGCTAAAAACTGTTGATTTTGACACAGACATAGATATCTCACTTGATAATATAATGGTCAATGAGAATACACTTGCCGAGCGAGCTATTGCTTTGTATGACAAAATAAAAGATGATCCAATGGTTGACAGACAGGCAATATTTGTTGACTTCTTGCTTAAAAAAGGCTTTAGGATAAAAAATCCTGAAAAATATATAACTCAGCAACCACCGATGGGAGAAGGAATGGAAGATATGCCACCTATACCTGAAGAAGGTCAAGCACCTGCTGGTATGCCACCTATGCCACAAGCTACTCAAGAAACAGGAATGGGTACAAACATTCCAGATTTAACACCACAATCAACATATGGACAACAAAACCAATCTATGGGCGGAAACTATTGATGAGAATGGCAAATCATCTATAGAGATACATGAGCCAAAGATGATAAGTCAAGGATGCCGAGATAACGAGCATTACTTTGTATTTGATGGCAACGCACAAAGAGAGGCACTGTGTAAAAACTGCAAAACAATATCTTCATTTATAGTTGGACTTCATAAAATAAAAGAGGGAAAAATTACAAGAGTGTAAACTTTACACTTTTTTATTCTTACAATAGAAGTATGACCAATCTATATGTGTCATGGCACATATTAGAAGTCAGTTACAAAAAAATTTCCATGAGCAACCTCAGTATATGAGCGACTCAACCAACAAACTCTCTGATGCTATCGCAGAAAGTTTTGACAAGATAGAAGATAGTGAGAACATTAACAATTCTAGCAAAGAAAGTGAGCAACCTGTAAAAGAAACAGAAACTCCTGAAGTCATTAATGACCAATCAGAAAGTGAAGAGTCTTTTGCAGAAAAAGCAGAGCTAAAAGGTAGAACACCTGAGGAGCTTGAAGAGATATACCAAAACTGGAACCGCTCATACACTCAAAAGCGACAAAAAGAGCGCGAAGAGTTAAAAGCATTACAGGCTAAGGTTGCAGAATATGAGAAGATGAGTGCAAATAGAACTCCTTCTCAATCGATGCAATCATCGGATATCGAAAGCCCAGATCTAAAAACCCAGCAGGCAATAGCCAAAAAACAATATAGCTTGGGTAACATGTCAATAGATGACTACACAGCCTACGTAGCACAACTAGCGGCAGAAGAAGCAAGACGGGCAACAGTTGAAACATTGCAGGCAAGAGAAGATGAGCAATATCAACAGTCGGCTTTAAGGGAGTTTAACAATCTTGACCAAAGATTTGATGACAAGTTCATCAATCCTGATAGTCCAGAGTTTAATGAAACAAACGCATGGATGTACAGTCAAGTTGCTACCCAAATGGCAGAGGCTTTAGACGATTATATAAAAGAAAATGGCACATCAGTTGGTTTTAATACCAAAGAGATGGCAAAAGAATATATTAGTCGTTTTGACACATACGTTGACTCACTTGTCAAAAATAGAGTTGTTGAGTCAAACAGAGTCGCGCAAGAGAAACAAAAACATTTCTCAAGAGTTACACCAAAAGGCACAGGAGCATCCAGTGTTTCAGGAGGTAAGCGCGATTTAAGGAGCTTATTAAATGAGAGCTTTTAATTTATAATTTTAAACAATAAAAGAATATGGCAGCTTGGAATTTAGGCGAAATCTTAGCTTCAACTCTTCCAGCATATGAAAGAGAATTCAAAGATCAAGTCTTTAACAAATCTGTTCTTTTAAACCACATGAAAGAAAATGGTGGAGTTGTTGAAAAAGGTGGCGGAGCCAAACTTCGCGTTCCTTTGATGCACGAAGCTGGAACTTCAGAATGGTTTGGAGGTACAGACACATTAGATGTTTCCCCAGTTGATACTCTTGATGCTGCGGAATATGATTGGAGAAATTTAAACGCTTCAATTGTGTTTACAATGGATGATGAGCTATCAAACAGTGGCAAAGAGCAGATAATTGATCTTCTCGAGGCTAAAGTGAAACAGGCAGAATTAACAATTGCAGACTCTTTAAATGAGTCTCTTTTTACTGGCACAGGAACAGAAGCCAGAAAAAGAATTGTCGGTTTGGCAACTGCGGTTGGAACTGGAACTTATGCAGGAATTGCCGGTGGAACTTATACAAATTGGCAATCATATGTAGAGTCAACAGCAACAGCTTTGAGTATTGCTCAAATGAGAGTTGCTAGAAACACTCTTAACATTGGTGCCGGTGGTTCTCCAGTTTCTATCATTCCTACAACTCAGACTCTTTTTGAAAAGTATGAGAGTTTACTAACTCCTTCTTATCAAATGGATCCAACAGTTCAAACGAAAGAAACAAAAAGAATTGCCGATGCAGGTTTTGTGACCTTGCATTTTGCAGGTGTGCCAGTTGTTTTTGATCCAAAATGCCCAACAGGCAATATGTTTTTCTTAAACACTGACAATTTAAAGATGTATGTCCATCGTGATGCATACATGGTTAAAACTCCAAAACTATCACCAGTTGATCAACATGTAACTGTTCAGCACATTGTTATGCGAACAATTCTTGGAACCAACAGAAGGAAAAGTCTTGGTAAATTAACCGCAAAAACAGCGTAATCAACTGTTTTTTAGATAGAACTTTTACAATTTGGGAGGCAGACATGACAATTCCGACGATCTCGGCATCACTGCCTCCTAACAAAAAAACAAAATATGTCAAAATCAGTACCAGCCAGCAAAGTCTCAGCTAACGACAGTGTAGCAAAAGGCAGATTGGCACAAATTCGCATTTATGAAAATGCAGAATACAGATATTATCAGGTTAAAGACCTTGCATTATCAGCAAACCGAGTTGTTGAATACTCAACAACAACTGACGCTGTAACAATGGATAGAGCAGGTGGAACTTCAATTGGAAGAACCGTCGCAGGCGTAGCCGTTGCAACAGTATCTGCCGGAAATTATGGATGGGTGCAGGTTTCTGGATCAGTATCCGCTTTAACACCAGCCGCAATTGCTATTGCAGCAGGTGATTTAGTTGTTCCTCATGCAACATCAGATGGAGGAATAAACAAAGCAACAACCGCAACATTTAGGCATGCTTTTGCAGTCGCTCTTGGTGCAGACACAGCAACAACAAGTGGTGCAGGCATAACAAAAATTGCTCTTATTAGAGTATAATAGTCGCTTAACGTGAATAAGATAAGGGAGGAGTGCATACCTCCCTTATTTTTTTATGTTGTATAATTAACAATATGAAAGTGGTTATAGGTATCCCTACGCCTGAACAAGTATCAGCTAACTTCTCGCTTCACAATCTCCCAAGCATAATTTCTTACTCAAAAGAAAACATTAAAGACTTAGAACTTTATGTTATATATAAAACAGGTGTAATGACATCAAGCAATAGAAATTACATAGTCACTCAAGCATTAGAAAATGACGTTGATTACATATTATGGCTTGACTCGGATATGATTTATCCAGTTGAAATATTAAAAGTGCTTATTGACTCTAAAAAAGACATAATAGGCTCTATATATTTTAAAAGAAGCCCACCCTATGATCCAGTTGTCTATATAAAAGGCGATAATCCTAATAAACCATATAAAATTATAAACCCATATTTACTTAAAGATGTTACAGAGGTTGATGGCTTGGGCTTTGGAGGACTTCTTGTTCATATAAAAGTGTATAAAGATATGGCTTCAAGAGGCATATGGCACAGATATGGCACAAAATTTGGTTATCCACAAGAGCAAAAAGACCAAGAAAGCCATGACCTAATATTTTGTAAAGAAGCTCAAAAATTAGATTATAAAATATTTGTACATCATAAAGTAAGATGTGGACACATAACAGAGAAAGTTGTAACAGGTGATGATTGGGTCCCAAAGGGTTATGCTTTTACAGAGACACCATCTGTTTCTGTACTTATGCCAAGTATTGATATTGAAAAAGCAGAAAAAACACTAAAACAACTACAACTTAGAGCATCTTTTCCCGCATCCTATTACATACTAGAAGATATCAAGCGTCAAGGCTTCATAAAAACCATAAATGAGGCAGTTTCTCATATAAAGGCAGATTACTATGTATATGTTGCAGAAGATGCCTTTGCTGGGCGAAATTGGCTGTATAACGGTATGAATGAGATATCAAAAAAAGACGCTGGACTACTTGCTTTTAATGATGGCAAAAATAACGGTAAACTCGCAACTTTTGGTTTGATAAGGTATTCATGGGTCAAGCAGTTTTATAACGGACAATTATTTTATGAGAAATATCACAGTCATTATGCAGACACAGAGCTTTCAATGCTTGCCACAAAATATAATAAAATTGCATATAACCCTCATGCAACTTTAATAGAAGTTGATTACGAAAAAGAAACAAAATCTGTAAATATAGAGGATAAGACATTGTACAGTGAGCGTGTTAAAAAATTACAACTTCCCACATTCTTCTCATGACAGATGAACGAGTGGAGCCCGGAGTAACAGAGATAACAAACGTAGTAAAACATATTGCAAGGTATAACCATGCTTTAGCATATGCAAAAGGGTATACCCTTGACGCATCATGCGGCACCGGATACGGCACATTTTTGCTATCTCAGGTAGTGTCTTATGCAACAGGTATTGATATTGATGAGGAGACAATAAAAAAGGCTAAAAAAAACTATAAAAAATACGATAGAGACAATATAGATTTTATTGTTAAAGACTTATCCACAATTTATGAACATGAAAAATATGACACAATAGTGAGCTTTGAAACGATAGAACACCTTGACAATGTAGCTAACTTTGAACAATTTGTGTATAAGTCTTTGAAAAAAGGTGGATTATTTATATACAGTGTGCCTTTATTTGAAAAACCTCAAGAAAACCCATACCATAAGTCAGTTTATACAGTTGAGACAGCAAGGGCAATTGTACCAGTTTTCCCATTTATAAAAGAATATTATCAAGCTGGTATAAACTTCTATGACAAAGTGCAAAATATACTTCCGCAGTATTATTTTGGTGTAAAAATAAACCTCTAAATGTGCGTATAATTAAATTATGGCACAAACACCTTTTAGACCTCTTGATAAAGAGACAAATTATGTAAATAGCTGGTCAGAGCTTGACAATGGAGCAATTGCAAGAAATGTCACACTCTTATCTGAAACAGGCGAACACATAACAAGCACATCTGGCAAACTTGATGTTAACGCCACAGTTTCAATAACCGGAAATGCAACAGAAGCAAAGCAAGACGTACAGATTGATCTTACAAAAGTAATGCAGGATATTTTTGGTCAAAATGTTTCATCGCAACGCTACAATCAAATAGAGAATAGTTTTGCAGGAATAGACCCAGACAGTATATCAGGGCTTACTGTTACTAAAACAAATGGTGGCGATGCCTCAACTGCAAACGGACAAGCAGTTTTTACAACAGGCTCAAACACAAGCGGTGAGATAAAAGCAGTAACTACTAAAACTATAGAATATCAACCACATTATGAGGTGTATGCCTCATTTAGCGCCATATTTACAACTGGTATCTCTTCCAGTTTTCAAAGAATTGGTATTTTTGACAACAACAATGGCTTTTTCATAGGTTATGAGGATACAACTTTTGGTGTAACAAAACGCACAGGCGGCACTGACACTTTTACTGCAAAAACCTCTTTTAATATAGACACTTTAACAGGAGGGACAAATAGCAAGTTTAAAAGAGCAGGAGTACCTGAGGCTATAGATTTTACAAAAGATAACTTATACAGAATACGATATGGTTGGTTGGGAGCAGCACCCATTATGTTTGAGGTATTTAGCCCAGATGGTGAATGGGTTATGTTTCATATAATACGCCATCCCAATACAGTAAATGTTCCAACTTTAACAAATACAGCTTTGCCTTTAAAACTACATGCTAAAAAAACCACAGCAGGAGCAGCAGTTTTAACAATAAATACTGCCTGTTGGACAGCAGGCACAACAACAGACCTTCACAGATTAGACCAAGCAATTACAGACTCAACTTTAGTAAAGCCAGTTAGAGCAATTCTTACTGGTAAAAAACCAAATGGAACTTATACAAATATAGATGCAACCGCAGGCGGAAATCTTAAAATATCTTTAGAAGAGATAGATGGGGCAGTTGACTTGGCAACAGAAACAACACTTTCTGCTATAAATACTAAACTTGTATCAGGGACTGATATAGGGGACGTTACAGTAAATAATGGTAGTGGGGCAGGGTCCGTAAACATTCAAGATGGTGGCAACTCAATAACAGTTGACGGAACAGTTTCAGCTAATCAATCAGGCACATGGAACATAAACAATGTATCAGGTACGGTATCTTTGCCAACTGGTGCATCAACAGCTGCTAATCAGGCAACTGCAAACACATTTTTAAGCGGTATTGCAGGTCTTGTACCTACAGCATATGATTATATATCTTTAAGTTATACAGGGTCAGATTTAACAGGTGTTGTATTTAAAACTGGAGGTTCAGGTGGCACAACAGTTGCAACTTTAACTCTTGCCTATAGTGGTGTTAATTTAATATCAGTTACAAAGACATAATGCCTAAGCTAATTTTTAATCCACTCTCTGCAAAGTTAGATTACGTATCAACAAAAGCTGATTTAGATTTATCGGGAACTAATAGTGGAGATGTTACAGTAACAGATACAAGTACTATTGATTTTACGCTCACGGGTCAAGCCTTAACAGGTAGTGTTATTCAATCGGGTATATCACATAACAATTTATCAACCTTACAAGGAGGTAAACCACCTAATGAATACAATCATTTAAGCAATGCTCAAATGTCCGCTCTACATGAAGCAGTAACTGTACTTGACACAAGTACTGTAGATTTAACTCTCACAAACCAACTATTAGAAGCAACAGTAATAGAAGGTGGCATAACACACAATAATTTAGGCTCTCTACAAGGAGGGACAGCAGGACAGTATAACCACCTAACAAACGCTCAAGTATCAGCTCTTCACAATGCAGTAACTGTTACTGATAGCTCAACAGTTGACTTCACACTAACAGGGCAAGATGTAACAGCAACAGTTATTCAATCTGGTATAACGCATAACAACTTAGGCTCATTACAGGGTGGAACAGCAGGACAATATAATCATTTAACAAATGCACAAGTAACAGCTCTACACGACGCTATAACTGTTACAGACACAACAACTATTGACTTTACATTAACAGGTCAAGCCTTAACAGGCTCTGTCATTCAAGCTGGTATAACTCACAACAATTTAGGAGGACTTACAACTGGAGACCCGCACACGCAATATGCAATACTTGCAGGTCGCTCAGGCGGACAGACATTATCAGGCGGAACAGCGGTAAACAATCAATTAACACTAAGAGCAAACACAGCAACAGGCAACACCTCAACTAGCCAAGCCGCGAGGTTATTGGTCGGTGATAATGGTTCAATTCTTGCATTATCATCAACTTTTGAAGGGCGAGTTTCCGTTCCAGTAAGTCTTGCAGTGGGAGGAACACCTTCACAAAGTGGGGAGTTAAGACTTAGTAACAATCAGTTTATAACAGTAAGAAATCAAGCAAACACAGCAGATATTGACATGATTAAGGTAAACGCAAGTAACAATATCCAGTTTGGAGGAGGGATAGATTTAGGCAATCAAGCAATTACAGGCGTATATTCAATAGCACAGTTTACATCTTCTAACTGGTCGTTTAATAATGTAGGAGTTGGATATGTTGGTAGTACATTTTCAATCGGAACAACTTCAGCACCTAACACTCTATCTTTTGGTAATGCTGGCGACAACAGTATAGGCATAGTAGCAACCGCATCAGGTACAGTAGGAAGGTCTTTAACAATAGCGGCAGGAAGCACAGTTGCAAATACAAATATTGCAGGTGGTAGCTTAACATTAAATGCAGGCTTAGCATCAGGAACTGGTACAAGTAATATAGTATTTCAAACAGGACAAAGTGCAGCAAGTGGCGTATTACAGACATTAACTACACGCTTAACAATTAATAACGCAGGTGATTTTACTTTTGCTGATGGTGTAGATTTTATTGTAGGCTCAACAAACGGTACAAAATTCGGAACTGCAACCACACAAAAAATAGGCTTTTATAACGCAACACCCATTGTAAGACCCTCTGCATACACGCAAACCTTTGCAACAGCAGATAAAACAATGGCGGCAAGAACAGCGGCAGCTCTAACTAATAACACAGGAGGCACAGTATCAACAACACTTGCTGCAATAACAGCAGGTGCAGCGTACACACAGGCGGATATGTTAGCAGTAAAAAACGCCTTAGCATCACTGGCGGACCAAGTTAATAAGCAACGTACTGATGATTTAGATACTGCTAATGTTGTCAACTCTATAGTAGATGACTTACAGGCATTGGGACTGGTTGGGTGATGTTGTATAATTTGATATATGACAAAA